AAGATAATCTATAGAAATATCGACACCCGTTTCAAACTTTAAATAATTAAGTAATCTTATTTTTTCACTATAACTATTATAAATTTCGGTAGTTTTATTAATATCATTAATATTAAATTTAATATTAATATCTTCAATAATATCGAGTGTTGATTTAGAAGATTGTTTTAATTTAAGAATATATTGTTCAATAGCATTACCAATACTAAAGTCTGAAACTTTACGATATGTAAAATTAATTTCATTAATTTTTTCTAAAGTGCGACCATCTTTCATAGTACGTAAGAAATTACGTTTAACATTATCAATAGTTCTAGTTTTATTTAAAACTTGAATTTTAAATGAATCATTTGATAAATTATAATTTGTAATTTTAACCGAAATCCATTTATTTTTATCGATATCATAATATTCGACAATATCGTCAATACGTAAAACGGGTTCATTAATAACAATAATAGATTGAAGAGGACGAATTAGATTAATAAAATCGGAATAAATTATAGGATATTCACTCGATAATTCAATAGTATATTTGAAATCGAATTCTTGTATATATGAAGAACCATTTAAATAGCGTGAATAATTATGAAAGTGTGATAAATCTAACTCAATATTATTATTCCATTGATTAATAATAGGGAATATTTCTTTTAAATAATTCTTAAATAATATATCTATATTTTCAGAAGGAATATCATATAAATATTTCCAAGGACATTTAATATAAATATGAGAATTAGGTTCAATTGATATGTCTATATAAGTTTTTTTAGATTCAAAGAAGAAAATATCATCATCTTTTTTAATATTATCAATAATATCATTTTTTTTACTAATAAATTTACTATCAAATGGAATATCACGATAGATTTTATTATTATAAATTACGGAACAATATTTATTATTATCATAAATATCATATATTTTACCTTGTTTTTTAATATCATTTAATCGAGTAACATTCCATAATAATTTTAATTGAATACCTCTAATATAATCACGTGTATCTTTAATTTTACCATTATCAACTGAATAAGAAGAATAATTAATCCAACGATCTATTTCACTAAAAGAAACGGGAAATTCGACATCATTAATATCATTTTTAATTGTAATAGGACGATATAATTTATAGATATATTCTTTAGTTAATGGATCTCTCATAGTAATAAAAGGAATATTAAATGAGGGAATAATGGAATTGAAAATTTGTAAAATATCAGTTTTTTTAGTATCATATAAACGATAATGTAATTCTAAATATAATGGATTAAAATTAGAAGATTTAATTAAATCTGAATCAGAATAAATATTTAATGATGAAGATATTTTATCATAAATATTATATGCTTTATCTAAAGTTTCATTATTAATTTTATATTCATTGCTACTAATTATAGTTCCTGACCATTTAGGAAATATTTTAGAATATATATGTTCATAATCATCATCTAATATATAATTTTCAAAATCTCTAGCAGAATACATATAAAATGTATTATCATCAGGAATTAAGACATCATCAATGATATATTTATTAGAAGTATAATCTACATGAAAATATTTTGAAGTATCTTTAGTATTTTCTTTATAAAATAAACTATCTTTATCCATATATAAAAATGGACAACTTAAAATTGGATAAGGTATATTATTATGATAATGTGAATATTTAAAACCCTGATTAGAGAATACTAGAGTAGATTTAATCCAATTAGATATTAATGGATTATCAAATAATATCATAATATCGGAAGGTTCATTTATATGGATACTATTAAAGTCAATTTCATCTAAAATAGAATAAGGAACACCATGACACCATAAAATATATTTAACATCATTTATAGATGGTATTAAGGTATTTGGATGTAAAGTATCAATATATAATTGTAATGCTTGAATAATATCATATTTAATATCATTATACCAAGTATTAGGGAATAATTTAGATTTATTAGAGAATAAAAATATTTGTTCGGTTAGAATATTAGGTATAGATAAAGAAATAATATCATATAAAGAGTGAATAGTATCATCACTAGATATAGAATGAGGTATAAAATGTAAAATTTCATTTTTATATTTAGAGGATAGATTAATAATATCGCGTATATTAGATACGATAGATCCATTATTAAAGATGGAATTAAGTTTAGTTTCATAAGATTCAGAAATAGAATTATTTTTAGAAATTTCTTTAAAAATAATATCAATATCTTCTATATTTTTTTTATTATCGAGTAATTTATAATTACCAACAAAAATGAAACGGTGTCTTTCAATTAAATCATGTGGATTAGTATAAAATTCTTCTAATTTATTTAAAATGATGTCACCATCCTTAATTTTACAAATATCATTATATTTATTAATAGTGTCATTTTTGATAATATCCAGATGTTCTTTAGGAATTTTAAAATAAACAACAGAATACATTGGTGTCATTATATTTTATATAATAGATTGATATTATATAAGTTATAAATACATACTATATGCCACATGATTATCAATATTATCTTTATTAGGTTGAATAAAATTAGATAGATTATCATTAGAAATATTAATAGGATATTTAAAATTCTTCAATTTAAATTTGATTAATTCGCCGGTAGGATCATATCGTAAAATATTACATTTTGAGATGATTTCATCTAAACATCTTTTTAAATTACGAACACCTTGTTCTTTTTCAGTAAAATTATTAATAATATTTTGTATAACTTCATCGGTAATAGTAATATCATCTTTTTTAAAGTTATATTCATTTAATAATTTAGGTAATAAATATTGTTTAGCAATAGTAGTTTTAGATTTAGTATCAAATCCATCAGTTTTAATTTTAGTCATACGATCTAATAGGATAGGATTTATTTTAGATTCATCATTATAACTAAATATGAATGTTGCACGAGACAAATTAAAATCAATACCAGAGAAATATTTATCTTGAAAAGAGTGATTTTGTGTAGTATCGGTTAAATGACATAAAACATTCATAATTTCTTCACCTTTAGAAGTATCACTAACTTTATCTAATTCATCAAAATAGAAGATAGGATTCATACATTTAGATTCTATTAAAATTTCTACGATACGACCTGGTTTAGAACCGATATAAGTAGTTTCATGACCTATTAGATAAGATGATTCTTGCATACCACCTAAAGGAATAAAACCGAAAGGTCTATTCATAGCTTTACAAATACCGTGTTTAACAAGAGTAGTTTTACCATTACCCATAGGACCTTGAATAGCGAATACATTACCTATAGATTTAGGATTAGATATTTCACGAGCTAAAATAGAGATTATTTGAGATTTAGCATTATCATGACCATAAACTTCATCATCCATAATAGATTTAATAGATTTTAAATAAGAACAGACATCAGTATTATTATATGAATTTTCTTGAAATTTTGGTTGAATAAATGTATCAAATGGTATTTTATCCATCATATTAATCCATTTTTTAATTTTATAATGTTCTTCAGAAATACTATTACTACCTTGTTCTAATTGATGTAAAATTACTTGTTTAGATTTATCAGTTAAATTAGAAGATTTTAAAACACGGAACCGTAAAGGTGTATCATAAATAGTATTTTCTAATATTTTATTTTCGAGAGAGACGATTTCGGTTTTTTGATTTTCATCTAATTTTTTAATCCATACAACTTCATCATAACCATATAATATATCTTTTTTAAGTCCATCTAGAACTGGTTTACCTATAAGTTTATCATCATCATCATCATTATCATCATTATCTTCATCATCATCATCTTTATTTTCATTATATTCAATATCGTCATCATCATCAGTATCATCATTATTATTAATAATATTATTTTTGTCGAAAGAGATATAGATAAGATTAATTTTAGGTTTTTTAGATACATGTTTTTTAAGATCATCATCATTATCAATAGGAACTAATTTACGATAATGTTTAGGTTTATTAGGAGGTGGAGAAGATGTATTAATAATATTAATATTAATATCATCATTATTATCATCAATAGTATCATCACTATTAGTGATAGAGCGAGTTTTAGGACGACGAATAAATTTAGGAGCCATCTATTTAATATAATAGATTAGAAAATAGTTTTAAAATAAAAAACATGATAAATATATTGAAAAGGAATCTGAAGCCGTTCTTCTTTTTTTTCTAAAAAACTAACGGTACTGCAGCCATATATCCTCTTAATGTAGTATTTTAATGGGTTAATGGGGGTATCCCACGCGCATCATGAGCGCAGCGAATATAATAACTATACAAAAGTATTACATATTGTTATACATATTTTTATCTTCTTTATGTAATATCTTATGTATCTACTTTGTATAACCAATGAATATATAAACATATTATCTAACAATATTAGTTCTATATTTGTTAAATATTATGTATTACTTTTCATAAAAACTTTTTAAAATAAAAATTAGAAAAATTTTATTTTTACTTTTAAAACCATTTTTAATAATTTTTGTAAAATTTTTAAAAATTATTTTAATAAAATACTATCATATCTAAATACAGTTTTACTACTTATTGTATGTTGCATTTGTGATACTAACTTTTCTTCTTCTTTTATTATATCCGATGCAATATCAATTATAATTCCTTGATATGTATATTTCATTATTGATCTAGCAGTACTAATACTAATTTGATGATGCATAATAAGTTTCTGCATAAATTCATTATCACCAATAGACGTATTATTTGATAAACTACTAATAGAAATATTCGCTAGTTTTGGATTATCAACTTGCGGTTCATAAAATTTAAATACGGTATTTAAATAATTATTATTTCCTATTATTGGATCGAATGACATTTGCAACTTATTTATAGTATTCTTCATTATAAATATTTCATATCCTAATAACCATATAACTCTTTCACATATATAAGTTATATTTGGGTCTAATGTTTTTTTCAAATAATCTTTACATATATCTATACCAGCTTGATGATGTGGAATCATATATTGTAAAAAGTCATTGTCATTTTGTATTTCCGTATATCTATTATCTTCTTCTTCATGTTTAGTATGTTTAATCATTGAATTATAATAAGTATAACCTATAGACAATGATAATACTGCTAATAGTATAATAGATGAAATCATGTATAATCTTACTATAATTATAGATTTTAATACATAAGTAATATCCAAGTTACTATTCCTGATAATATAGTTCCCCATAATGTATCAATTACCGATTCATATAATCCCCAGTTTTTAATAGTAGCAAGATTAGTTCCATTATATACACCATATATACATAAACCTACTAATGCACCATTTAATACTGATTTTTGTTTAATAGCAAAATGATAAATAGAGATTGCAAGTAATATATATACTACCAATCCTGATAATATAACTCGAGTTTTAGGTATTTTAATAGAACCTTGTATTCTATTTAGTTGTTTTTGATACATATTAGTATTTATATAAGTAATCATTGGTATATCAATAATTAAAAAAATGAGTAGGATTTTAATAAATGTGTATATATCCAACATTATATAATAAATGTTGAAAATATGTATGATTAGCTAAAATTGCAAAGTAAAATCAACTCCTAATTTAGTATCATTTATAATATTAATATTTTTAACACTATTATCATCTAGATTAGGATATTCAACTTTTAAATTTGTTAATTCGGGTAATGTATCTTTAATAAAACTAAATAAATGTTTATCATATAAATTATGATAATCTTCTTTATTTAATGGTGGTATATATGAACATTCTGCAGTATAAAATGGTTTAGTGAACCAGATAAAACTTAAACTAAAAGTTATTTTATTTAGATTTGTAGTTTTCATTTGTTCATACATTTTATTCAAAGCATGATTAAATTGTAAAACATTTATTAATATATATGATAGATAGTCATTTATCTCTTTTTCATAAAAAGATTTCAATTCATCCTTGAATTTAATACGTAAATCTACCAAATTATTAATATCGAATGATATATATTTTTCATATGAATTATATGGATATGATATTTCTATTTCATTTAATTTAGTTGTATATTGAATGTCTTTTAATAATTCGTATATATTATTAGTATAATATAAATTACTACAATTTGGACATATAAATAATAAAGATTTCCAATCATCTAAATTCATATTGTTTGCTGTTTCTATTTGTTTTTCATATTCTATATAATTATCAATTATATCTTCTTTTCCTAAACCACACAGACTCAAAACAATATGTGAATATTCATTATTATTGCATTCGAAACATTTTGAACAATAATTAACAGGGGTATTTGATAATAATTCAGGATATTTTTTATCTGAAAATGCATCATTAAAATATGGACATTTATGACTATTAACTGTTATTAAATCATTATCTAATTTAGTATAATGAAATTTACCAAATACACGAAAAGGAATAGTTAGAGACATAATATAGAGGTTTTATATAATAGTTATTTTAAGTATAAATAAGTATTATAATTAGATATATTTATAAGGACCATCACCTTTAACAATAACATCATTTTTATATGGTTCAACAACTATATCATTTCTTTTTCCAGTAACAATCCAATTAAAATGTGTATCACTATTTAATATAGGATTTCTAAATACTTTAAAACTACCATTCGATACGGTAGATACACATAAATTGCACATATTTTCTCCATCATCGCATATTAAAGATACAATAGCCTGTAAATCTTTAGCAAATGCATCAACATAATTAGGTAAATTAATAATAGTCATTTTTTCGTTTTCATTTATTTTACCAATACCACGATAATATACACCGGCTTCAGGCCCTTCTAAACATGCATGTACTAAATACTTATCATTATCTATAGGATGGTCTATAATAAAAGTTTTATTTCCACTAACTTTTAATTTTCCTTTAATATTAACATTTCCATCAATATAAGTATCACCTTTTATTCCCATAATAACAGAACTATATAGATTTGCATAGATCCATATATCATAATAACCAAAATATCCGACAGATTTACCATATGCTTCTGTAAATTCTCCACCTGCATAAATATCATTAAAACTATCAATTGCAATTGTTTTACATCTATCATTTAAACCATCTCCTAAAGGACCCCAACTACTACCATTCCATTTAGCTATTTTTTTAGCAGGATTACCGCCTGCAGTAGTAAAATCTCCACCGGCATAAACATTATCATCACTATCAATTGCTATTGTATAACAAGTACTATTTAAACCATCACCTAAAGCACTCCAACTACTAGTAGTAGGGTTCCATTTAGCAATTCTTTTCATATCTGTTATATCATCACCCAATTTAGTAAAATTTCCACCTGCATAAACATTATTTTTACTATCAATTGCTATAGTTAAACAAACACTAAATAAACCATCTCCTAAAGGACCCCAACTACCATTCCATTTAGCAATAAAATTACCCTTATCATTAAAATTTCCACCGGCATAAACATTATCATCACTATCAATTGCTATTGTATAACAAGTACTATTTAAACCATCACCTAAAGCACTCCAACTACTACCATTCCATTTAGCAATTCTTTTCATATCTGTTATATCATCACCCAATTTAGTAAAAAATCCACCTGCATAAACATTATCATCACTATCAATCGCAATTGTTTCACATTTATTATTAAAACCATTATCTAAAATAACAAGAGGATCATCACCTAGAGGACTCCAACTACTAGTAGTAGGGTTCCATTTAGCAATATAATTAGCAGGTATACCACCTACTATCTTAAAATTTCCACCGACATAAACATTATTTAGACTATCAATTGCTATAGTGTGACAACTACCATTTAAACCACCATTCATATCATTAACCGATCCATCATCTAGTGATATTCTACATATTCTTCCCAAGTTATTAGTAGTAATACCATTTACTAAAACTGAATTAAAATCACCACCAACATAAATAGAATTATCATTACTACTATATTTAATAGTATTTATAGTATTATTAAAACTAATATCATATCTAAATTTATTACCAATTCTGACAATACCCGAGATGTCAAGTGTACCATTAGGATTATTAGTATTAATACCAACTTTAATATTGTTAGAACCTAAATTTTCTGCATATATACCACCATAAGAATTATTACTAGCATCAAATCCAATAACTAATTGGTTTGATATATTTGGTTTAGAAGAAGAATTAGAGCCTATAGTGATAGAATTACTTGAATTAATAGATGATGAATTATAACCTAAACAGATAGAGTTAGAACCTTGATTAGTATAACCAGCATTATTACCAATAGCAATAGCATTGGTACCTTGATTAGAGAAGCCAGCATATTTACCAAGTTTAACTTTATTGATATTATTAGGATCGATTGACATATTATATTAATATATATAATATAAAAATTTAATTAGAATAAACAATACCTGCCATACCAGACATAATATTAAGAACATTATAATTTTTAGCCCAAATACGTATATTATTTGCTTGAGAACTAGCATTAAGTAGTAAAACTGCATTATCAATACGAGAGAAATTACATGATCCGCTAGGTTGATGTAATTCAGGTTTTAAAGAGAAACTATAAATATAAAATCCGCCGAATGGTTCAACTTGATAATCCGCATAAGGAATAGGTAGAGGACTAATAGAACCGACTTGTTTATTACCTCCAGTATGATATTGGTAAGGTTGAACACAACGAAAATAAGTACCTTCTCTTTCTTTAAATCGCTCAATTAAATTAAATTGAATTTTAGCGGAGATTGTTAAATCAACGGTATAATTATCACCATTAATACCCCAGAAATCGAATGGATGTAAAATAGAATCATTAGAATTTCTTTGTATAGCCCATACTAATTCTTTAACGGGATGATTAAAATGCATTTCAATTTGATTTATACCGGGAACAAGAGCGATAGAATTAGAATACTGAACTTGTTCGATAAGATATTGATGTTTAACTTGAGCAAAAATTCTTCTTTCATCAGTATCTAGAAATATATAATCACAATAAAAAGCAATATTAAAAATGGAAGGAGATGAGTTATTAGAATAAATATAGTCTTGAGTATTGTTAGGATTAGAATAAACATAATTTTTATTTAATTGAACGTTAATTTTAACTTCATGATATTGTAAAGCAATGAGAGGAAGAGCGAGACCCGGATTTTTACAAAACCAGAATTGAAGAGGAACGTAAGTTTTAGAATTATTTTTTTTATTAATTAATTGACCGGAAAGCATACGACTTAATTTTTCCATATCTTCGTTTGAATGTGTTAATTGAGCCCAAATATCCATCCATGTTCCATATTGTTTGTCTATAACTTGACCCCCAATTATTATTTCGACATAGTCTATAATTTGATGACCTAAACGCCATGAACCCGGAACACCAGAAGCGTCCCAATCTATTTCTAAAATAATTTGAGAAAGTAGATCACCATTACGACTAATAACGGTTGAGAATAATACACCTAATTTAGAATTAGAATCAGAAGGAACTTCAATAGATTCTATAGAAAAATTAGTATGTCTTTTATAAACGACTTTAAAATAAGTAATTTGAGGATTACCAGTTAAATAAATATCTTGTGCCCCATAACACGTAAGTTGCATTACACCACCACCCATATTATATAATATATATACTATTATATATAATATAATTTAATTAGAATAAGCGACACCACCCATACCACTCATAATACGAAGGACATTATAATTAATAGCCCAAATATGTATAATACTCGCTTGAGTATTTAAGTCTAATGACAAGATAGAATTATCAATACGAGAGAAATTACATGCACCGCTAGGTTGATATTCTTCTGGATTTAATGCAAATGAATACATATAAAATCCACCAAAAGGCTCAACCAAATAATCTACATATGGTAGAGGTAATGGACTAATATAACCAGTTTGTCTATCACCGCCAGTATGATATTGATAAGGTTGAAGACAACGGAAGTAAGAACCTTCCCGTCTTTTAAAACGATCTAATGAATTTAGGCGTATTTGTGCTTTTAATGTTAAGTCAATATCATATATATCATTAAGAGGATCAATTTGCCAGAAATCGAATGGATAAATCGGACTATTATTAGTATTACTAGTAGTATTACGTTGAACTGCCCATATAATTTCTTTAACGGGATGATTAAAGTGCATTTCGATTTGATTAGCACCAGAAACTACAGGAAGAGGATTAGAATATTGAATTTGGTCGATAAGATATTCATGAGATACTTGTGCAAATCTACATCTTTCATCAGTATCTAGGAAAATATAATCACAAAATATAGATAATTTATTAATAATAGGAGATGAATTATTAGAATATATATATTGTTGATTATTTTCAGGATCTCTATATACATAATTAGAATTAAATTGAATATTTATCTTAACTTCGTGATATTGTAAAGCAATTAGAGGGAGTGCTAAACCGGGATTACGACAGAACCAGAATTGTAGAGGAATATAAATTTTAGAATTACCTGAATTATTTTTAATAGTACCTGTTAATAATCTACTTAATTTATTCATTTTTTCGTGAGTATGAGTTAATTGTGTCCAAATATCCATCCATGTACCATAATGTTTATCTATTACAATACCACCTATTTCAACTTCAACAAAATCTATAATTTGATGTCCAATACGCCATGTGGAAGATGGTAAATAACCATTCCAATCTATTTCTAGAATAATTTGAGATACTAGATCTGCATTACGAGTAATAACACAAGAAATACGAGAACCTAATTTAGTATTACCATCGGGAGTAATTTCTATAGATTCGATAGCAAAATTAGTATGTCTCTTATATACGACTTTAAAGAAAGATATTTGAGGATTACCAGTTAAATACACATCTTGACTACCATATGCGACTAATTGCATTAAACTACCGGTCATTTATATATAATTAATATTATGTTATAAAATAATAATAGTATTTATGTGAAAAAAATAATATGAATGAGCAAATATAATATTAATAATAAAATTTGATAATGAATTCTATATTTTAATTTAAAAAAATAGAGAGATATATTATATTAAAATGTCGATGTTTCAAGAGTTAGATCCAAATGCAGATACAGAACGTGTTGCAGGTGTGCAATTTTCAATATTGTCACCTGACGAAATACGAAGAAGATCTGTAGCTGAAATATATACTAATGAAACGTATGACGGAGATATACCGAAGGTCGGTGGTTTATTTGATCCAAGAATGGGTGTATTGGAACACGGTAAAAAGTGTCCTACCGATGAATTGGATAATAGACATTGTCCGGGATATTTTGGTCATATTGAATTAGCAAAGAAAGTGTTCTATATGCACTATATAAAATATACAATAAAATGTTTAAGAAGTGTATGTTGGCGTTGTTCTAAATTATTAATCTCTCATACTGATCCAGATGCTATTAAAATAACAAATAGTTCCAAAGGTGTTAATAGATTTGTCGCTATAACTGACTTATGTTCAAAAATAAATATATGTGGTGTTAAAAATAATGATGGTTGTGGAGCAGTTCAACCACAAACAATTAAAAGAGATGCTGCAATAGGTAAATTACTGGCAGAATGGAGAAAAGGAGATATAGGTTTAGAAGAAACGGATGAAGAAAAGAAGAATGATGAAAAGAAGGAAGAAATATACAATCAAGTTGTATGGGATGCGGATGATGTAGAAAGAATTCTACGACGTATAACCGATGAAGAAATAGAAATAATGGGTTTTAATAAAAAATATTGTCGTCCAGAATGGTTAATATGTTCTGTATTACCTGTAGCACCGCCAAGTGTTCGTCCATCGGTTCGTGCAGATAATAATACGAGAATGGAAGATGATTTAACACATAAATTATGTGATATTATTAAAACAAATAAAACATTAAAACATAAAATAGCTACTAATGCAGCAAAAGGTATTATAGATGAATGGTATAAATTATTACAATATCACGTTGCAACATTAGTAAATAATAGTTTACCAGGAATACCACCAGCACAACAAAGAAGCGGTCGTCCATTAAAAGCGATAATGGATAGATTAAAATCGAAGGAAGGTCGTGTTAGAGGTAATTTAATGGGTAATGTGAGAGGTAGGGTCTCTCATTAACTTGCTCATAACAGGTAGTCGCTATATAGGTAACCTGACAAACCTATATAGGAAAACGATGGAAGTTAGGTCAAGATATAACTACCTAGTAAGAAGGAATGAATATTAGTTTATAGATATGAACGAGAAATATAAATTAATACCTTCTTGCGACATCTTCAAATTGCGGGAATATCTGCTAAATATATATCTACTATTCATATTTGGAAACATTTATGAAAACTTGCGTGTAATGACGTAAGAATAGTAAAAACGATATATACAGATGTGAAAACATCGGCAGACAATCCGCAGCAAAGCTCCTAAGTCATAATAATGATAAGGAGAATGTTCAGAGACTAGACGGAGATGGGTATCTATATTATAGATGCTTAAGGTATAGTCCAAGTTCTGGTGACAGAACTGTAGTAGGAACCGCCCAAAACCTAAGGATATTTATTAATATCTATGGTTGAAGGTTCTGATTCGAAAAGAGTAGATTTTAGTGCTCGTTCAGTTATTACACCTGACGCACGTTTAAAGTTAAACCAATTAGGTGTTCCATATGATATATGTATTAATCTTACATATCCGGAGAAAGTTAATGCATATAATAAAGAGCGTTTATTATCATATGTAAGAAATGGATATTCAAAATATCCTGGAGCAAAATCAATAAAAAGAAAATCGACCGGAAAAATTATATCTTTGAGTGTTGTTGATACATCAACATTAGAATTATTTGAAGGAGATATAGTTAATCGTCATTTAATAGAAGGTGATATAGTATTATTTAACAGACAACCTTCATTACATAAAATGAGTATGATGCAACATAGTATCGTACCATTGCCATATAAAACATTTAGATTAAATGTATCAGTAACCCGGCCTTACAATGCTGATTTCGACGGTGATTAACAAAAACAGTCGCCAACAGGAAGCGTGAAAAGCGTGAAACTTCCTAATCAATAGAAATATTGGTAAAACATCTTGTTGCGGGAAACCCCTTAGAACTCTAACTACCACTTTATATGAGAAATTATATAAAGGAACTCGGTTAATAGCCGAACCCAATGGTAATAATGTTAGAGATTGGGCAATCCGCAGTGTCATCTTCTACGTTCGTTATGATAGAATATGAAGAGCATTCAACGACTGAACGGATGTTGGTCAATAATGACGGTCTAATCAACCAGAATTGGCTTAAGATACAGTCTAGTCCCTCTTGGAAACATTAGGGTATTAACGGAAATGAACATGCATGTACCCCAATCGGAACAAGCACGTATAGAATTAGCAGAATTAGCTTGTGTTCAATCACAAATTATTTCACCAGCACAACATAAACCTATTATTAGTATTGTACAAGATACACTAGTAGGTTCATATTTATTTACTAGATATGATAATTATTTAACTAGAAATGAATGTCTAGATATATTAACGGATACACCAAGTTTTACTGGAATATTACCTCCACCTGAAATACCAGCAAATACACATGTATCAGCATTACCAGTAAATTTTCCAAGTTGGAAATATCCAGATAGAACAGTAGATTTATGGTCAGGTCGTCAAATGTTTTCAATGATTATACCACCTGTAAATCTTAAAAAGAAGAATGAAAGTGCGCAATATGATGATTCAGAACAAAATATGGTTAATATAGAACAAGGTATAGTTCGTTCTGGTGTATTTGATAAAACTATTCTAGGACAATCTGAACAATCATTAATTCATATTATATTTAATGAATTTGGTCCTCAAAGAACTCAACAATTTTTAGATGATATACAAAATATAGTTACTAATTGGGTTATTAAATCAGGATTTAGTGTAGGTATCGCAGATTTAATACCCGATTTAGCATCATCACAGAAGATGAGAAATATAATAAATGAAAAGAAACGAAAAGTTATAGAAATTATCGAACATGTACATAAAGGTATTTTAGAAAATAAGTATGGTAAAACAATTGCAGAAGAATATGAAATGCAAATTACAAAAACATTAAACGATATTACAGATGAAACAGGTAAAGTCGCATTAAAACATTTACATACAAATAATCGTATGTTAAACATGGTTCTATCTGGTTCAAAAGGTAGTTCAACTAATATAGGTCAAATGATCGCATGTGTAGGACAACAAAATATAGATAATCGTCGTGTTCCATATGGTTTTACAGATAGAACACTTCCACATTTTCATAAATATGACGATGGTGCATCTGCAAGAGGTTTTGTAGAAAGTAGTTTTATGAAGGGATTAAATCCAACGGAATTCTTCTTTCATGCAATGTCTGGAAGAGAAGGTCTTATCGATACAGCTGTTAAGTCAGTAACCGGTGATACTCCTATAATATTTATGGAAAATGGAAGTTGTAAATATATGAATATTGGTGATTGGATTGATAGTCTATTAGAAGAAAATAAAGATGAGGTTAATCATTTTGAAGAAAGACAAATGGAACACTTATATATTAAAAATAAGGTATTTATTCCAACAACAAATGAAGAAGGTGCAGTTTCATGGGGCGAAGTAACTGCAATTACACGACACGACCCGGGTACAGAATTATATGAAATTAAGACGGAAGGTGGCAAAAAAGTTATAGTTACTGAATCTAAATCATTATTAATATGGAACCAAAAACTAGGTAAATTAGAAGAAACATCTACACCAGATATTAATGTAGGTGATTGTGTACCTGTAACTATGAATTTATTATCTAATAATGGATGTTATGATGATAATATACCAGAAAGTATAGTAGTTGCATCTATAGATGTTATTAATGAATACTTAAATAAACTACGATTAATAGATAATACATTTATCGCGACTAGTCAAAAAGAAATTGATATAATTGCTATGTGTCATACAAGATTAGGTATATATGGGCATATTTCTAATATCGATAATAATAAATATATGTTTAGTATTGTTAAAAATCCAGAAGTATATAACGATATAGTTCTTGATAAAATAGTAGAAATAAATATTATAGGTATTGAAAAATATCCTAAAGTATATGATTTAACTATCCCTAGTACATTAAACTTTGGTTTAGCAAACGGATTACAAGTTCGTGATACTAGTGATACTGGATATATTCAACGTAAATTAATAAAGGGTATGGAAGATGCACGTATTATGACTGATTATACAGTAAGAAATGCAAATGGTACAATTATACAATTCTTATATGGAGAAGATGGATTTGATGGTGCAAAGATAGAAAAACAGAAATTAACTTCATTAGGTAAGAGTGATAAGACGTTATACGATGAATATATGTTAAAATTAGAAAGAAGTTATTTAAAGACGATATATATTGATACGATAGTAAAAGATATTATAAAGAATAAAGAAAAAGTATCGGGTAAATTTGAAAGTCATATTAATAAAATAATAAAAGATAGAAATTATTATTATGAACATATTTTCAAAGGATCTATCGATGATGATGTATATTCTCCTATAAATTTTAGAAGATTAGTTGAAAATGCATCATATCAATTTGGTAGTAAAAATAGTTTATCTGATTTAAGTCCTTTATATGTATTAGATAAATTAACATATATAGAAGAAAATTTAAAAATAACCGAAAATTACAAAGGAAACGAATTAATCGTCGTATTAGCAAATTTATATTTATCACCTAATCTATTAAATAAAAATAAAATTAATAAACTTGCATTCGATTATATTATAGCAACAATTAACCAACAATTTTATAGTTCAATTGCGCATCCTGGCGAATTAGTGGGAACAATAGCCGCTCAATCGATGGGTGAGCCGAGTAAAGTTTGTGTGCTCGGAACAGGCAGATGCCATATAGGTTACCTAATTACCTACATGGAAAAACATTGTAAGTTAGGTCAAGTATATAACTGCCTAGTGATTGTATAAAATACAATTGCGACATCTTCAAACTGCGGGAAACACAGTGGTATAAGTGTATATCTACTACTTCTATATGGAAACATATAGAGAGAACCTTCGCATAACGGCGTTGGTATAGTAAAAACGATATATATGAGAATACGAAAGTATCTACTGTCAATCCGCAGCCAAGCTCCTAAACTATTTATAATAGCATGGAGAAGGTTCAGAGACTAGACGGAGGTGGGTGTCAATATGACATCTAAGGTATAGTCCAACATTCTGGTGACAGAATGAAAAAAAAGACGCAAATGACGTTGAACAGTGTAGATTGGGATACTAAAATAGTTATAATGTGTGACGGTAAAATTATAACTCCTCAAATTGGAGAATGGATAGATAAATATTATATAGAATGTGAACAATCTAAAATTCAACATTTAGAAAATCAACAAGTATATATAGAATTAGATGATGAACACGATTGGAAAGCGTTATCGTGTGATGAAGATGGTAATATGATGTGGACTAAATTAGAAGCAATTACTAGACATCCAGTTATTAATACGGATGGTACTGATACTATTTTAGAAGTAGAATTAGAAAGTGGTCGTTCTGTAAAAGCGACCAAAGGTAAATCATTCTTATCTCTAGTAGATAATAAAATACGCGCTATTGATGGATACGATTTGAAAGAAGGTGATATTATTCCTATTTCAAACAGTTTAGCAATAGAACAATTAAATATAACTATAGAAGATGATGATAATAATCCATTATCATTAATGGCAAGACATAAACAATATATATATGTAGATGGATGTATTAAATTAGTTGATAGTATTGGAGATACTATGAATGATATTGTTTGGGATAAAGTAAAATCTATTAAAGAAACTAAACCTATACACGGTTGGATGTATGACCTTACAGTAGAAAAAACTCATAATTTCTTAACCGCAAATGGAATAAATATGTACGATAAATGTTGTCGTAAACAGGAAGCGTGAAAAGCGTGTCACTTCCTAATCAATAGATAATATCTATTGGTAAGATATCTTGTTGCTGGAAGTCCTTTAGAGCTCTAACTACCACTTTTCAATGGAAACATAGAAAAGGAACTCGGTTAATCGCCGAACCCAATGGTAATAATGTTAGAGATTAGGTAATCAGCAGTGTTATCACCTAAATTCGTTATGATAGAATATGGTGAGCATTCAACGACTGAACGGATATCGGTATACTATGATAGTCTAATCAACTGGAGTATGCTTAAGATACAGTCTAGTCCCTCTTGGAAACATTAGGGTATTAACGACCTTCCATCTAGCCGGTGTAGCATCAAAGTCAAGTGTTAATCAAGGTGTTCCTCGTTTCAAAGAATTATTAAGTGTTAGTAGAAATATTAAGACACCATCAATGACAATTATATTAAAAGACCCTTATTGTTATAATAAAGAACAATCACAGAAAGTATTAAATGAATTAGCAATTACAACTATTAAACAAATTACAAATACAAGTGAAATATATTTCGACCAATTAAGTATGTTTAATGATGATACTAATATAGAAAATGATAAAGGAATGATGCAGGTATATAAGGAATTTAATTTATTGACACCTATGGATAGTAATAAATCACATAGTCCATGGGTATTAAGATTAACATTTGATAAAATGAAAATGATAGACAGAAATTTACAAATGTCCGATATATATTATGCAATTATTTCACGATTTAATATGGAAAATGAAGATATTAGATGTATATATACCGATGATAATTCAAACGAATTAACATTAAGAATACAATGTATTATATCTAATTTAGAAGAAGATGCAGATGCAGATGAAGAAGATATGATTTCAACATTAAAGTCTATAGAAAAGACAATATTAAATGACATTATATTAACAGGTATTAAAGGCATTAAAAATGCATCAATGTATCCAAACCAATATTTTAAATATTATGAACCTGTATTAAAAGAATATCAACAAAAGACACAATGGATTATTGAAACTGCTGGAACCAATCTAAAAGATATATTTATGCATCCTGCTGTTAATGCATATGATACATATTCGAATGATATATATGAAATTTATGAAACATTAGGAGTAGAAGCAGCAAGACAAGCAATATATAACGAAATATATACAGTATTTAAAATTGCTGGTTCACATGTTAATTCACGACATATTCAATTACTAGCAGATATAATAACAAATAGAGGAAGTTTAATGTCAATAGATAGACATGGTATAAATAAGAGTGATAGAGGACCACTAGCAAAATGTTCATTTGAAGAAACACCTGATATTATAGCAAGAGCAGCTATATTTGGAGAATTAGATAAAATACAATCAGTTTCATCGAATATTATGTTAGGACAAGAAGTTCCAATAGGTACAGGATCAATAGATATATTATTTGATGAAGAGAAATATTTTGAATATATAAAGAAGAAGGAAGATACAGCAAAAGTAGTATCAAAGATAACAAGTGAGGTTAGTGAAAAAGATTTATTCCAATCCGCTTATTGTGATAATTTATTCTAAAATGAGATAATTAAAATATTATATAAATAAAACTGTATTATATAATTTTTTTTACGATTATAAGATATAAATGACTGATAAAATCATATATGGTTCATATGTTAATGGTGAAAATATTTATAAAGATAAAAATGGTTTTTATGTAGTACGTTATCATTGGCAACATAAGAAAGATTATAAACTATATTTAAAAAAGTATAAACCTGGACCAAAAGAAGATTGGTTATGTAAAAATGAAAAAGGTTATTATAGACTATGTGTTTCAAAAAGAAAAAGTTCAAAGAAAAGTTCAAAAAAGAGTTCTCATAAAAGAACAACATCAAAAAGTAGATAAATAATTTTTACTACTATTTTTAAAAACGATGTAAATTAATGTTTAATGTAGTAATAAAAAATAAAAATGGATTTTATAAAATGTTTTATAAAATAATTTTACACATAATAAGATTTCATTATTATTTCACTCCGTATTAATTTAGCACTACCACCACCGGTTACTGTATAATAAGTAAATAATGAATATATTTTATTACTATGATACTCAGTCGGACTTATCATATGTGGTCCAAACGTTGAACTAATAGTAGTTGGTCTATCATAAAATCGTGTATCTATATTTTCTTTGTATGTATTATTAATTGCTGAAATATCTACTGTTATACTCATATTATTATTGGTGATATATGTTTTTTGAATAACATACAGTTCTATAAATTGACCTGATAATTCATTTGAAAAAGTGAATCGAGTTTTTGATATATCTACAAATGTAATACCTAATTGATTTAAGTGTTGTGTCCCAAATTGTATAGGTGTTTGATTTGTCACTGTACTAATATTATATGATATATCATTAGTAAAATAAGACATACGCATAATTGATACGGGATTTGATACATTTTCAGTTCCATCGTTATTATAAATTAAACTCCTAATTCTTGATGAAGAATTACCCGAAAAATCACCCGAAGTTATATAAGTATTATTATGAAACTTAACTGATGATACATCATTTATTATATTATTACATAAATCAAGAGTTCTTCTAACAGTCATAGTTCCAGAAACATCTAATTTTGCTGTAGGATTTGAATTACCAATACCAACATTTCCAGAATTATTATTATAAATATTTGAACCAAATGTAGTCCATTGATTTGAACCACCATTAGAAATATCACCATATGTTATTTCTTTAGTTGTTGGATTATAATATAATGATTGTGTTATACTATTAGTGTTTCTTATGGGTGCTATATACAAACTATTCGTTATATTACTACTCAAGTCATTCCCTGTCGCATTTATAATTATACTATTAGCGTGTTGTGATGTTCTACCGGCATATGCCCCAATAGCTATCGCATTATTTGATTGGTCTTTATATCCGGCATTAGCACCTATAGCAATAGAATTAGAACCTTGACTAGTTTTACCAGCATTAAATCCGATATATATACTACTCGCATCTAGAGGACCATCTGCCACTTTCCATATACGAGTATTTTCATTATAATAGTAATATCCTGAACCATTATTACTCATTACAATATTTAATATAATATTAGATATTATAATATTTTATGGATATGTTACAAGAGAATAAATATTACTTATTATACTAGGTGCTGATGGAAAATATGGAGGAATATGTGTACTATCAAGTAAATATACAGCTGTTACAGTTGTTCCTAATGAATAGAATATAACTTCAATATAGTCACCCTTATTCAATGGTAAAATATATTCACACATTGGAAATATTTCGGAATCTTTTAATAACATTATTGTACTTGATGTTCTATCTAATATTACCCCATTTTGTTTAATATATATATATACTTTATGTGATTGGTTAGCAGTTTGAACCATTTGGATACTGTATGAAAATTTAAATATGCCTGAACGACGAACATATATTCTACTACCTGAAAAATCGCATAAATTAGATATTTCTGCTCTATTATATGTAATAGCAGTAGGATAACCTAAACCACCACTTATATCAATATTTTGTGATATATCAGATGAAAATGAACCATATACAGGCGTAATCCATTTATATCCATTACCATTACCTAAACTTATCATAGTTTCACCACTTAATCCAGATGAATTAGATACATCTATTATTCTAGAACTTTTAAATGAACCAGATA